CCTCCGAGAGAAGCCGTGACCAGTCAAGATCTGCCGTTTCGAAAGGCGCTAATTTGCGACTAAGTATCTCCTTGGCAAGCTCCGGATCGGGAAGCATGTACTCGATCACATCGTCGAAACGTCTGAACAGGGCTCGGTCAAGCATCTCTGGGTGGTTTGTGGCGGCGACGATCAAACTGTTAGATGTGTCTTTCTCAAGGAATTGCAAGAACGAATTGAGAACTCGGCGGATTTCGCCAACGTCATTCGCTTGATTACGATGAGCGCCGAGAGCGTCAAATTCGTCGAACAGATAGATACCCTGGGTCTGACGGAGCGCGTCGAAGACGAGCCGGAGTTTCGCCGCAGTCTCTCCCATGAATTTCGTAATTAGCCCTTCTAGCATGATGGTGAAAAGGGGCAGGTGCAATTCTCCGGCAAGAGCGGAGGCGGTCATTGTTTTCCCGGAACCGGGCGGGCCGACAAATAGGAGTTTTCGGCGCGGATGTAGAGCGTGTTCGCGCAACTTCTTCTGTTGGCGCTGCTCGACGAGGACGCGCCTAAGACGCTCGGCAAGAGCGGCGGACAGGACCATATCGTTCAGGCGGATGCGAGGCGTTTGGACCGAAAGCAGGCTCGCTAGTTCTCCCCGCGGCTCCAGAACGATTATTTGTCCCCCACGGGTGTGGGCGGCAGCGGTGCGGCGTTTGGCTTCATCAATCAAATCGCGCAGCTGCTGTGCAACGCTGGCATGGCCGAGGCGTGCTTCATGAGCCGCCGCTTGCATGGCAACAGACAAGAATTCCTTGTCGTCACCTTCCAGGTGGCTCTTGAGTAGCGCGAGGATGTGGCGGGCTGTACTCATAAATTCAGTAACTTGCTGACCGATAAGATGGATTTCCGCCGCACGCCGAGACAGCGTTCCATCGCCAAAATGGATTCACGTCCGAACAGTCAACATGATCTTTCTCGGGAGCACAGCAGCTATGATCTGCAAGTTTAGCGCATATGCCGCACCGATCATAGAGTGCAACCTGGATTCCCCAAGCGGCTCGCGACATCGAGTTGGGACTGTCATTCAGGCACTTACATTGAGCACAGAAAAGCACGACACACTTCACCAGCTCTACTTCCCGCCTTGCTTTAGACCAAGAAAAGATTCTGTGTTCTTCCTTCTCAGTGCGGTCAATGTGATGCATCTCTAGGTTCTCCGAAGAGCCGCACCCCCTGCAAGGGCCATTAGCGGCAAACCAATTCTTTCGTCGCTTAGCAACCCACTCACGCTGACGTTTTCTTTTCCTGTTCAAGTCTTCCATGGTAACCGCCGTCCGACAACCAAGCCTGCGACTTCATACTGCAATAACTTACGATAGGGGCGTACGGTCCCACTTACATGGCCCGAATGTTCCTGCTGCGTTTCCTGCTAGCCCAGATTCGCAGCACACCTTGCGCCAGTTTCTGGCATTGAACATCGTTCTTGAGGTCAGCCACGCAAGTGGAACCATAGCCCTCCACCAGCCAGTCTACTCAGGGAGTGGCTCCTCGATACGGCAGATACAGCATCAACACATCAACCAGATGCTTGATTAATTCGTTTGCTATGCACTCTCTTTCTTCCAAAGATGTCATCTTGCGCACGCCGTCTTCGGGGGTATATATGGCCTCTGGAATGTGGACGTACGGTGCCAGCGTGACTGCCTGACCTTCATTGTCAAGGTATTCGGCCAGAAGTCGTTCGGTCCTCGTCAGCGTTTCTTTCTCCATAATTAATAGTACCAAATGGAAACAAGGTTGTCAAGTGTTTATTTTGCCCAATGCGGGGCGACGTTGAATTCCGCTTCCATGGTTACTTTCGTCATCGCCTCAGACGCGGCCCGCTTAAAAGCATCCGCGATCTCGGCAGCAACCGCCTGACCGTGCTCCTCAGGGCACGTTGCGACCAATTCGTCGTGAACAAACTTTATAAGCCGTGCATTATATTTCGGCAAGATGTGGAAGAGGTACGGCTTGCCCTGAGGGTCATAACCGCATCCCATCGCCAGCTTGGCAATGTCTATGTTCGTCGCTTGCATCGGCAGGTTCTTCCCTTGCCGCTCAATGCCAGACATCATGGACCGCATGGACTTTGTGATCTCGGCCTCGGTCGGTTCGCGGTGCGTCAACCAGAACTTGACTTCACCGACGGGCTTCTTCAGCTTGTAAGTCACCGCGCCGGTCTTCTTGTTGATGACCTCGGTCTTGTTCTCCTCCATCCACGCATTGATGCGCGCCTCCGCTACCACGGGGCTGTACGCAATAGAATCTTTCCAGTACTTGACTATTTTCGCGCGCGCCTTTTCCTTCGTCGGCTGCGGGAAGATTCGTCGGCGTCCAAACATACTGAACGCCTTCATGTACTTTCTGGCATTGCGTCCTGACTGCTCAAGATAGTTCCAGATATCTGCGAAGCGGTTCATCCAAGCATCAATGACCAGTTCGGCTTCTTCAATCGTAATGTTGGCTCGGCGGGCAAGTGTCGCAGCAACCATGCCATACGCAATTCCGAAATTGAGCGTCTTGGTGACATCACGTCGGGCGTTGTGCTTTTTGCACTTGCACTTTTGGTGCTTCGGCTTTCCTTCGGCACTGAGTGCATAATACGTGCAATCGGGATCGGCGTTCGCCAGCCACTCAGCCGGGAAGAGAATTTCGCAGCAGACGGAGTGAACATCCTCCCCGCGCACGAAGGCTGCAATCCAGATGGCGGCATTCGAAAGTTCTGCGAGGATGCGAAGCTCCGCTCCGCTCATATCGCAAGTGACGTAGACATACCCTATTTCGGCAATGAAGCATTTGCGGCATTCCTTATCCCGCGGAAGGTTCTGTCCATTCGGGTTGTCCGAAGAGGAGCGGCCTGTCTCGGCGGCGAGCTGGTTGTATCGCGAGTGCAGCTTGCCATCGAACGGGCTAAGCCAGCCCTCGTCGTTGCAGGGGTGCGTGCTCCACTCCGTGATCCACTCTTCACCATACGTCGTGATCTGTTTGTCGTATTCTCTATAATCCCTCAGGGCGTCAATAGCCGGGTGACCGACTCGCACGACCTTGCCGTTGCCGTCTTGCGACCCGAACGGTTGCATGTCCTCGTCGTTTGTCGTCTTCAGGGTTCTGAGTTCGGGGAAGTACTGCCGCAGCGCTTTCAGCATGACAGATGGCGAGCCGTAGTTGATTAGAGCCTCGCCCTGCGCGTTCTCCAGCATTTCCTTACACCAAGTACGCTTCTTGCCCAGCGCGCCCGCCACAGCCTTGTATTCGATGCGCAGAGGGTCTTTGGTGTTCTTGATGACCCGCCACTTATCATTTGCCTCCTGCACCATCCCATCAGTGACGATATCGTTCGTCTTGCTGCCGACGAGCGGGACGAATATAGAATCGAGCTGGGAGAGCGCACCCGACCGCTTGACCATCAGGCCGTCGACGCGCTCTTTCCATTTCGGGCGGTCAATCTTTTCACCGTGGATGTGAAACTGCTCGAATGACATAATGCAGTCATTCTCGATCTGACAGATTCGCGCCAGACCCTCCTCAACTATACTCGGCACATGACTGCCGTTCGGGCGATTGTACCCGTTCAGTTGTCGGAACCTGATTGCTACAGGGAGCCGCGTGTCAAGGACGGCGTACTCGATCTGTGCTTCGGTAATGGGGTCTGTGAGGTTAAACGAAGTCTGTAGAGTTTTGTCAATCTCGGCATCGCAGTACCGCTCCATCATTTGTTCCATGGAGAAGTAGGGATAGTCTTCGAGGGAGTGCGCGCCAGCGGTCCGGACGCGCTCAACAATGTCGCATCCATAGAATCCATAGGGGGAGATTCCAAAGCCCCAATACATGCACGTATATTCGAACCCGAGGTTGACGCCCACCTTTAGATGCTGGTTGGAGCACAGGTACGGGCTGATTGCTCCGAGAAACGCCTTCAGCTTCGGGGCAGCGAACAGATTCTGGCCGTAGTTTCCTTGGACCTCAGACAGCAGGTCAGAGCGCCCGTCACAAAATTCTAAGAGATCGACAAAAAATTGGCGGTCGGACCATCCGAACTGCATCGTTCGGGTTTTGCGGTCGAAGAACGTCTTCGTGACGGTCGTTTCCACATCCCACCCGAAGACAGGCTTACTTGCCAGCCAAGTGATGAGTTCTGCAACAGTGTCCGGATGAATCACCGTCACATTGAGCAGCGGTTTGGGATCGAGAACCTTCATTTTACTCCTAAGTCCTTTGTTTTCATTGACTGTGAATGACTGTGATTGCGACTGTGATTCGTTTTCTGTTTAGAATCAATGACTTATGGTGCTTTGGTGCTGAATCACAGTCATCTCTCTCTTACACCCCTACTCTAACGTATTGAAAAAATTGGGTCGACGTTAGGGGGTCCGTGTAATAGAGGACTGTGACTGTGATTCAATCATTTTCCCCCTTCATCGCAAAAATATCAGTCTTTTTGTGTGTCTTACCAACCAAATACACCGTTCCGTTTGTCAGCATTGCCTTCCAAGCACGCCCAAATTCATCATGAGTGCCGTCGCGGTTCACATTGCAAAAATCTATGACACGCATCTTGGTGATGTTCTCTTTTTTCTTGAACGCCTTCGAAATTAGTGTGCACATCTGAGATACAGGGCTGACCTGATCGGCGGGCCATATCTCTCTTCGCAGCATCAGTTCGTGCGCGGCCCAATCAGCAGCCTTCTTGACCTGCGCCTCTGTAATCACATTCGGGTCTTCAGAAAATAATGTACGGAGTAGAAGATCGCGCTTGAAATGCGAGTCGAGTCTGCCACAAAAGTGGTGCCCGAATTCAGAATCCGCATCCATCTCCGCATGAAGCCACTTGTCGAATTCCAATCGCAGTTCCTTCGCCGCATCGGTCTCGGTCGGGATATGTGGTCCCGCGCCGGGCGTCCCAAACATCGTAGAAAGACTTGTCCAGCGGTCGAGCATTTTCTGCTGTATCGGATTTACAATCTCGGGGTTCATGTCATCCCAGTCACCAACCTTTGCAGGCTTCTCGACATAGGACAGCACGCATCGTGACAGGAAGCCGTCGTCACCAAGCGCCTTGCCACTCAGCGCGCGAGTGAATGACTCTTTGGTGAAGCCGCCTGTGATCGTGACGCTGACGTTCTTGACAGTCCCGCCTGCGTTCGTGCAACTCCCCGCGGATATTTCTGCGCCATCGTACAAATTGAGCATTCTCGTATTGAGTGTTGAGTTTTGACCTGCGCCCTTTTCGAACAACAAACGCATCTCATCGAAGTGCGTCACGACACGACGATCTTCCAGACCGTTCTCGACGAACTTCTTGACAAGGAACTCTCCGGACGAATACCATCCGGGGTCACCCATGAAGATACCAGCCTTCTCAATATAGTTTGCCATTCCGTATTTACTGACGCGCTTCCAAGACTCACCCTTACCAGAGTCGCCGGGGGCGATCAGGAAGCTGTAATTGCGCATGTGCAGGTCGGGGTGGTGCGGGAAACCAACCATGCCATCAAGTGAGGCACCAAGCACCGCTTTGATTGTGGCGCGCACGAATGACGGCGGGATGTGTGTCCCATCAGCCAGAGCGTGTGTCATCTCTCCAATCCAATCACCTTCGAGTAATTCGTCGGGGAGGTTGGCAATCGAGTTGTCAATCTTTTTGTTGCTGCCGCCGAATGTGATGACGGGCGTCAGTTCTGCGGCGTCGAACTTCGTGACAGCGGCGTCGGCGAGATTCTGAATCTTGTCATCCGGGTAGTTCTCTCCGTCTTCGCAATTGTTCTTGAGGAAGTTCTTGAGACCAGCATAAATGCCGTCGCGGTCCATCCCCATGTTGCGGAGTTTTCCCGCCATGCTTTGACAGTGTATCCATCGGCTTCCCGCAGGGATCAGCTCGCCGCCCGCGGATTTCGGCGTGTACTCCAGTTTCTTCTTTTCAAAAATCAGAAGCCCTTCAGGTAGCGGGGCAATGTCAATGTCTTCGAGAATTTCGTATTTCTCACCGCTGTCGGGGTGAACACTTCCGGCCCCGTAAACATACCCACCCTTGCCCTTCAACTCACCAGTGACGTTTCCAATACTGAATGCTGTGGTGGGAATTGCCTTGGAGTAGTACATCTGAATGCCGTACTCAGGCTCGCCGGTCGTCTTGTTCTTGCGGCGTCCTGTACGTACAGTGTATGTTGGCGGAAGATTGTTTTCCGTCCGCCACGCGACAAACTCTTCGTAATTAGCCAGACCGTGGTCGGCGTCGAGTACCGTGATTCCGCTGGTCTCGCATCCCACACCGTAGTTGGCCTCAGTGCCATCATGCCATGCCTTGAGGGCGATCTCAGGAACTCGGGACGCGGAGTGACACGCGTTAGGCGAGTAGCTGGCCCATGGGGCTTTGTCGTGAGGGAGGCAAGTCAATATTGCGAACCCTCGTGATAGAGCGTCTTCGGCGCTCTTCAGTAGCTCTTCGTTCAAACTCATCTTTTAGCCTTTCTAAAAAAGCCCGCAGAGTCTGGCGACCCGCGGGCTTTGCTACAAAAGGGGTTTCCTAGAAAGGAATGTCTTCGTCTTCGACCGGCGCGGTCGGTGCGAGCGTCGGCTTAGCGAGGACAGGTATTGCGGGTGTTGTGGACTTGGCGGTGGGAGCCGGGGTCTTACCAGCCTTCAAGGGAATGAAGGTTTCAATGTTGGCATACTTTCCGTCATCGCTGTGGACGACAACAAGTTGGACACGGTTACCGAGTAGGTCGTCCGTATCGAATGTATTACCGGGGGTGATGTGCAAAGCTGCGAGCAATTTTCCAAGCATCGACTTCTCGCCAATGCTCTGCGTGAATCGCCCCCAGACTTCAACGTTCTTGCCTTCGGCATCTTGCTGGTCAAGGCATTCAAACACAATGAGAACTTTCTCTTTTGTGCCCCACTTTCCGCCCTCCTGCGGTCCGAGGTCTTCAGTGCGAACAATCTTCGCGTTGTGTAACCCTGCATCCGCAATTTCAAACACTTTCTTCGTGATCTGTACGCCCATTTGGGTCTCCTTATTTTTCACATGTAGTGTGGTAATGAGTGTCGCCCCACAGACGCGGGGCACGCGGTTTCCTCACATTCCAATAGTAGCAGTTGGGGCGGGGTCTGTCAATAGGAAAATTTTACACGAAAATAAAGGCTTGACTTTTAGGCGCACGGCTGCTATTCTGACAGTGGAGGGAATGTGAACGAGAAAGAGACCGGCAGGGCAATAGCCCGTGGCATACGGAAGGTTTTGCCCGTCGGCGCGCCCGCAAGCACTGGAATCCGAGAAGACTTGTACCAAAGCGTTTGGGTAAAACTGCTGGAGGGCGGTACATTTGACACGAAATTGGCCTACAATGCCGCGCGAGCCCTCGCTAAAACATGGCTTCGCACAGAAAAACTAACACCAGTTTCTCAGATGGTTCTACAGGTTGCCGCCGCGGAAGATGATGATTCTGAAGAACTTATGCCGTGGGACGTTACCGCACATGTATTCGCGGACGATCACGAGGCGCGGGCGATGTCACACCTTGAAGATGAAGAAAGGGAGCGCATTTTCAACCATTTAGAACAAAAGGATAGGCGGTTTTTGGCTAGGTATTGTTCCCAAAATCGCAAACATACTCCTGCGCAAAGGGTTAGGTTTCAACGACTTAGTCGATATATGAAAAAATTATACAACAAATAGTGTTACTTTTGTCACCAAACGGCTATAGTACTGTAGGTGGACGAAAAAGTTTGTCGCAGACTGTGGCGACCCCATACCCCATTGGGGGCGGGAAAGAAATAAACGACAGTCAACTGGGAGACGGCAACCCGTACCAAAACCGTCAAATTTCTCGGAGGGGATGTGGATGACCTAGCCAACAAAATCGTGCTCAAAACGCCCGGCGATCCAAGGGGCGACGACGGCTATCAGCTTTGCAATCATTGCGGAGAGGTTTTGGTAGCAGGAGACACGGTTATAGTATCCGAACAAAACGGCTTTGCATCATATCGTCACTATCCGTATGGAGATTGTCGTAAGGATTAAGCTACGGGGAGCGGGGTCGGATTACTACCGCAACGTGGCATTTCAGAGCTACATCAACCTTTGATAAGGCAAAGCATTGGAGTTGCCAGTAAGCTGAGGGATATGCGCCAAAGCCCAACAGCCCGCGGCCTTAGCCCCAGTCAGAGGTAATCGAGAACCACCGGCGACCTCCTCCTCCTCTCGCGTGTAACCCCCGCGAGCGCCGGTGACATCAGGCCCAACAGGATGCCAGTCTTGTTGGGCCATAGTTTTTTCTGGTGGTGCTATGGACTTCACACGCAACCCGTACGGATGGGTGCCATTGGACACCAGCCGTGAACTGCTTCGGATGATCTTTCCGAACTACCCCGATGTCAGCGTGTGTCGACCGCTGCCACAATGGATCAAAGACAAGTTGAAGGAGGGGTGATGGGGCCGCGAATTCTACTGGGTATATTCACGTGCCACAAGTACCAATACATTGTGCCCGGTAGCGATACGCGAGATTGGTTCACCCGCCCGCCTGTTGTGGATCGCGTCTCCGCGATTCGAGACACATGGTTGAAGGATGTCACGGTCGATTATAAGTTCTTCTACGGGCGTGGGAGTGGACGGTCACCCCAGCCGGACGAAGTGTTCTTAGACGCGCCAGACGACTACCTGCACTCAGCGGACAAGCTTCGAGGCGTAATCAAATACGCGCTGGCTAAGGACTACGACTATCTCCTCAAGATTGACGACGACGTGTATGCCTACTGGAAGCGCATCATGCAGAACGTGCCTACCGCGGACTACGTCGGCAGTTCAACAGGCCCAGTGCCCGTGCCCGACCCCACAGCAGTTGTGTGGTGGAAGTCCCGCACAGCAAACACCACTACTTATTGTTCGGGAATGGCTTACTGGTTGAGTAAGCATGCCCTGAAAGTTTTGTCGGAAAGTGCGCCCGGCTGTTGGGCGGAAGACAGATGGGCGGGCGAGTCTTTGTACCGCAAAGGGATTTACGGCGAAATAGATGGTCGTTATTACATCGCGCCGCGCACGAGAACGAACCAGTACATCACAGACGCGGAGTTAGCAAAACCAAACGACTTCTTAGTAATACACTCACTTACGCCAGATCAAATGCGGCGTCATTGGAAGGAGAGCCAATGAACATAGTGCGTAGTATGTGGACCGAAAAAACAATCGACCTGATGGAAAGGTTGTCCATCTCTTCGTACTTATACCACGGTGTTCCTTATCACCTATACCTCTACAACGACGTGACGGGAATACCAGACGGCGTGGTGATCCACGATGCGCGAGAGATTCTGCCGCAATCGGAAATACAAAACTTTCGCCACCCAGAACAGTTCGCAGATTATTTTCGGTACGCCATGCTGCTGATGGAGGGCGGCTGGCACGCAGACATGGATTCTGTCTGTCTGAAACCGTTTGACATAAGTACGCCGTACGCTTTCGTGTTGGACAACGTTGACGAGTTTTATGTCAGCGGTTGCTTCATGAAGACGCCGAAGGGCGCTCCCATAATGCAGCACTGCTTCAAGACAGTTTCGGACATGAGCGTATCTGACCGCGTAAACAAAGGCTATCAGGATGTCGGGCCGAAGTTGGTACAAAGTTCAGTCCTAAAATTCGGCATGACAAGTTACCTTCAGCCGAAAGCCGCGTTCGACCCAGTCCCTTGGAACCGAATCAAAGATATCGTGAACCCCACAATAAAGTGGGATTTGACAAAATCCTACGCAGTTCATCTTCGCGGCAGTATCTGGGACAATGGACCGAACGCCGCCGCGGGTATTCTTCCCTCGGGAAAGAAACTCGACAGCACTGCGAGCTATCCGGCTGACTGCCTTTACGAACAATTGAAGAGGAGATATTTGTGAAATTAGTCAGCGTCATCATACCTTTATACAACGCAAGGCGGTATGTGGCGCAGGCCATCGAGTCCGCACTGAACCAGACGTATAGTAACGTCGAGGTCATTGTGGTAGATGACGGTTCGACAGATGATCCTTTGGAGGTCATCAGTAAGTACCCAGTGCGTGTGATACGCCAAGACAATAAGGGTGCGTCCGCTGCACGCAACACAGGCATACGCGAAGCCACAGGCGAATTTATAGTGACGCTTGATGCCGATGACACCATTTCACCAGAATATATTGTTCGGACAATGTCTTTGATGACGCCGGACATTTCAGCGGTTTGCACTGACTTTGATTATTTCGGCCAGCATACAGGTCGAACGCACATCACTATTCCGACGTTGGTTGAAGAGTTGACAGGTAATAAGTTGACTTGCTGCGCGTTGTTTCGCAAGCAGGCGCTGGTTGATGTAGGTGGGTACAACACAGAGTTGTTTGCCTATGAAGATTGGAACCTCTGGATAGACTTACTCAGCCACGGAAAAAAATTAGCGGTGCTAAGTGAGCCCCTGTTTCACTACAGGTCGAAGCCTACAGACGAGCATGGACTTTACTCACAGGCACTGCCCCGACATCAAGAGTTAGTGAACAAAATCCAAGCACTGCATCCAGATTTGTATGGACCGAACTCGTTCACCGTTGTAGTTCCGTCCAAGTTCAAAGACATTTTCAACGACTGTAGGGACAGCGTGAATCGCTTCTGCCCGAACGTACGAAAGATTTTAGTGCGGGACGGAGAAGAGATCGTCAAGCCCGAAGGCTGGACAACAGTCTCTGGGATAAAGCCCTTCATATACAGCCGAAACATCAACCTTGGCATACAGCAATCCATTGGTGATGTTCTGCTGTGCAACGACGATGTTCGTTTTCTACAGGCGGACACAGTCGAACAGATGCAGGACTATCTCAAAAAAAATCCTACTGTCGGTGTACTATCCCCGAAGATAGATGGCGGCGTCTCGAATTATTTACAACATGTATCGAGTGCCAAAGAGGGCGTGTGCAGTTTCTATCTTGCCTTTGTGTGTGTGTTGATCCGCCGCGAGGTCATAGAAAAAGTTGGCATGCTGGACGAGAGATATGCTGGGTACGGATACGACGATGTAGATTATTGTCGTAGAGTTTTCAACGCAGGATACCAATTCGCCGTCACTAAAAATGTGAAGGTGAAGCACGGGCACGGTGCCAACACAGCCTCTTCGTCTTATTCCAGAGAGTTCGGTAAGAAACAGGGACAGATTCAGGGACATGCGGCAGATTTGTACAAAGCAAAATGGGGCGATTCAAGTGTCGAGTGGGGAAAGCCCACAAACAACGCTTCAGCCCCGCCAGCGACATTTATTAAATCTATAGCAGGAAGTCCGTATAGATACGCATCAGATGGTATGGCTGTCAACTGGTGGAGTACGCACAAAAGAGTTTAAGGAGATTTATGGCGAATGACGGAGCAACACTCGTAGCACGCGGTGCCGCAGCATCGGGCGAACAGCCGAATGGCATCGTGGCACAGTACCAGTTGGCAGGAACACAGACGGGCACGGCAATCGGCCCGTACGATTCCGGCACGATACTCGGCACAGTTCCTCCGGGGAAGCCCGGACTGAAGTTGGTCAACGGCACGGTTCAAAATGCCACTGACCTTATTTGTAACAACGCACCGTTGGGCAATACGTTGCCCAGCACCGCCAGCAAAGTTGTCGCAGGTGTGGTGCAGAGCGGCGTGCCTGCGGTCAACGCAGCACAGGTGACATCGGCGGGATTGTCTCTATCCCCCGAACATGAGTAAGGAGGAAACATGGATTTGGTTATTGCATTGGCAGTGGCAGTGATTCTGTTCGGCGCGGGCTTCGGGTTTCGTGGACTGATCTCGCGTGAGTTAAAGGCTGTGGTCGCGGACTTCAAGGCGGAAGTCACGAAGTTGCGGGCGGACCTGACAGCAGCCGAGGCTGATGCCAAGACTGAACTGAAGAAACTGTAGCGCACAAAAGGACGTTTCGTACAGCGGGCACCTTGAAAATAGGTGCCCATAGTTTCTTGGAGGGGTTATGCAGTCCGACCGCCGGTTACGAACTTGGTATGCTAAGTTCAACAAAAAGTACTGGGGTGACACCCTTCCAACAGATACCGTTCTCTTTTGGGAACCGACACCTAAGTGTGACGGCGTAACTTGCCCTGTGTTTGAAGTACGAGATGGTTGTTTTGAAATCAAACTTGACCCAGCACTGAAGGGCGAACCTTGCTGGTGGCGAATCGTGCTTTTGCATGAAATGTGCCATGTTGCCGTTTGGCAGCGGCACCCAAAACACCAGCACGGAAAACCGTTTCAAGAAGAGAAAAACCGCATTTATGCGATGGGGGCTTTGAAGAATTTGTGGTAAGACATTCGCGAATCGCGAATTGCAAATGTCACCGTTCGATGACATTTACGAATGTCACCATTCGGTAACCTTCTGGGAGGAGGGAGTATGCCAAGATATATACCAAAGTATCGCCAGAAGTGGATTTACCAGTTCATGAAACTAGGACGGGACAAAAATGCTGGCGGGCCTACTAAGTTGGCCGCTAACATCTGGGGTGCATTTCTCGACGGCCTAATACCCGAATCGGCGCTCCCACAGTTTCAGAAGAACGGAAGTATACCAGATACAAAACCACCTGCTGCGCCCGCGCCCGAGCCGCCGCCTGCGCCCGTTGAAGATTACGCGCGGCTGCGAGAGTTCCAAGAACAAACTTACGGAGGAGGGCACAATGAGCGAGCCAACACAGGCACAACCAGCGCCGCAACCGGCACCACTGGAGATGCAAGTACAAATCCCCCAGTGCGACCTGAAAATGGTTGAGGGATTCTCACGGGTTTGGCGTAAGAACGCCATCATCCTTGCGGTGCTCGACCAGACATCCAAAGAATTTGCACGAGACTTTGCGAATATGGTTCTGAAGTCATTCGTCATTGAGCAAGCACAGCGCATCATGAAGATGCAGGCGGAAGCAGCAGCGGTTCGCGCAGCAGACAATGGGATGATTAAGGACTGCACACCGCTCCCGCAAAAGAATTTGATTATAGCATAGGAGCCTTATGGCAAAGTTGACCAGCGCAAAGCGCAATAGTTTGAAGACGAGTACGTTCGCAATTCCGGGGCGCAGAGCTTACCCGATTCCCGACCGTAGCCATGCGGCCAACGCACTGTCGCGCGTGTCCGGCAATGGCTCCCCCGCGGAAAAGAAAGCGGTGCGGGCAAAGGTTCATGCAAAATTTCCTTCGATGGGTAAGATGCACGCAGGCGGCGTGGTTCCTGCCGACGGCAATTACACGCTAAAGAAAGGCGAGACCGTAACTCCAGCACAGGGCCATACGGGCCATTGGGAGATTGACGGTAAGAGCAAAAAGTTTATTTGTGGGTAGGAGATTTTATGATAGAAGCAGCATTGGTGTTTTTCGGCTTCACAGGATTCTGTATCCTTTTGGTATACGGCGTCTTGTTGTACGACCGCTTGGCTCAGTAAGGAGACAACATGGAGGAGATCATACGTGGGCTATATGTTGGCTCCGATAAGGACGTAGCGAAGGCTGAAGGGCGAGGCTACGCACGACTAGCATGTTGTAAGGACGGACCTGACAGTCACCGCTCGATGTTAGGCTATACGACACTCGGCGCACCCAAGGGCAAGAACTATCTTTCAGTGCGCAAGGGCGATGTCATGGCGCTGAACCTCATTGATGTCGACGATCCGACCATGATTCCTGACGAGGTCATTGATCTCGGGATAAACTTCATAGAAGATATGCAGTCCGCGGGCCGCAAAATACTCGTCCACTGCAACGCAGGTCACAGCCGGTCGACAACAATTACCCTCATGTACCTCAGGGCAGTCGGCGAGATGCCTGATAGTTTCCTCGCAGCAGAAAAGAAATTCAGATACATCTATCCGCCGTACGATCCCGGTGTTGGAATGCGGGCGCACGCGCGCGAGCGATGGAAGTCGCTACCCGACTTCTTCAAAGGACAATGACATGCCTGCTCCTCCTACTCCCACTAAGCCAGACCAAGACATCATGAACGAAGGTCCGGGTCTCAAAGACAGGGCCAGAGAAACAAGCGCGGTGTTGAATTCTGTAGCGACGCCCGCGGGCACACCTGCAAGCTCGACAGCCGCCAAGGGTACCGCAGTCGACAAGACCAATCCCAAGGGCGCGCCTTATGGCACTAAGCCGGGAGAGAAACGCATATCCGATAAAGACATCAGTGATATGACGAAGGGTCTTCCGTCGTATAAGAGCGGCACAGATTATGTCCCTAAGACGGGACCAGCAATACTGCACAAGGGCGAGAAAGTCACACCCGCAAAGGACAATCCAATGAAAAACATTTACGACAAGGTTACCGAAGGCGATGCGAAGCCGCCCAAGAAGATCAAATCCATCCATACGCGCAAAGCCGCGGGTGGGACGTACATCCACGAACATCATCACCACTATCCCGAACATCACAAGATGGAAGAGCACACGTCTGCTGACGACAAGTCAATGTTGCAGCATCTGACGGATCAGGCTCCCAATATGTCCGAGACCGCACCCGCAATGCCGACCCCCGGTGGGCCGCAAGGCGCGGATCAGGCACAGGCTGGCGCGGTTGGCGCTGGCGCACCCCCCGCACAGGCTTAATGATTTTGGCGCGATAAGGGGATGTATCTCCCCTGACAATAAGTCGCCTGACGTGTATGCCGCACGAGACCGGATTGATCGTCCGGAGGCATTAATTTTTTGGAGGAGCTGTGAAGATAGATAGCCTGCAAACCATGCTGGACAAACATCTCCAAGACAAGAACTACCAGTATCGAGACAAGTCTTGGGAAGAGATCGACGCAATGGCCCAGCAGAGTTTTTCTAAACTCTCTCCAGCTCACCAGTTGAAAGTCCTCAAAGTCGGCGATAAGTACGGCATGCCTAAGGACAACAAGTTGACGATGCGCGTTCGTTTCATGGCGCAAACCAATCTGTTCTTTTTGTGCAAACTACTTGGCTACGATGCCATGACAGACCATGAGTATGTCTGGACTGACGGCAAGGTACATAACACGCATGAGGAAATTTGCAACGAATTCTTCGTTCGCAAAGACCCGACGTTGCCGAACTTCAAAGCATTTGCGGCGAAAGAGAACTACATCGAAAAGAAAGAGCGTCTTCTGCTCGTGCCTCGCGGCGGCTTCAAGAGCACCATGGATATGGCGGATTGCGTTCAGTGGGTATGCTGCTTCCCTGAAGTGACGATCCTCATTCTGACAGGCGTGCTCGACCTCGCAGAAGATTTTGTAAGTGAGATCAAAGGACATTTTGTACTCGAAGACGCTGACAGTTCGTGCATGAACCTCTTCACCCTCAAAAAAGCCCTGCAGGCGAAGACGATGCGCGATGGCGATCCTAGCATCTTTCAAATCGTTTTCCCCGAACACTGCATCCCCAAGGACGACGGCAAGGGCTATGAATATCAGACGCCCGCGGTCTCCCAGTTGGAGAAAGAGTGCACGGTATTCGCGGCATCAATCGAACAGAACCTCGCAGGCTGGCACGTCTGTATCATGAAGTTGGACGACGTTGTCACGAACGAGAACAGTTTGACAGTTGACCGACTGAAGAAGGTCAATAAGCAGGTCAGCATCAACCAAGCCATGCTGCATCCTTACGGTTTTTACGACAAGATTGGGACTTGGTACGATTCAGAAGATACGTACGGACAGGATATCAAGAACTCGAAGAAGTACGCCGAAGAGGGCGAAGACTTCCCGATGAAGATTTACATCCGTGCTGCTTGGTGGGCCAACGAAGCAGCTGTTAAGGCAGGAAAAATTGAAGAGGAAATGGTCGAATCTGACTGCGGCCTCTGGTTCAATGAGGAAAACAATCCTCACGCACTGACTTATCAGTTCCTTCGCACCAAGAAAAAGACCGACGAGTACTTCGCAATCAAGTACCTCAACGATCCGACACAGATGCACGTCGTCAAGTTCCCACGCGAACTTTTGATACGACGCACAATCCAAGCGAATCTCATGCCCGGAACTGGCATGATAGTTATGACCGTCGACACAGCCTATTCGACGAAGAGTTGGGCAGACTATACGGTCATCATTACGGCACTTATTTACGGCGGTCGATTTTACGTTATCGATATGAACCGCGGAAGATTCAACGAGTATGAGTTACCTGCAGTCATCGCCGCTAATGTGCTGAAGTGGAAGCCTAGGCGAGTTTGTATTGAGGAGTCTGTCGGCGTCAAATGGCTCGGCAGAGAAGTCTATCGCGAGATGGACAAATTGAAGGTGCGCGCCAGCATAGAATTCGTCTCTTTGGGATTGGGCAACAAAGCCAATTCGAAGATGATGAAGGCGAAGCCGGTTCTACGATACCTCGGAGACGAGCGCCTTCTGTTCGTCAACTCCTGTCCCTCGCTCGAAGAACTTTACGACGAACTTTCGAAGTTCGGAACCGCGGCGGCAACGCACGACGACATTGTCGATGCTCTTGCGCTGCTCGTCAACCAGTTTTCTGGGTACGCAGAGATGGAAGCAAAAATCACTGCACAGCAGGACACATACTGTCCTGACCCGCTGGGCAAGGCTAAATACGAACAGACCTACGGGCTGGGTGCTTACGCAAAGTTCAATGCACAGCAGATGGTTCAGGAAAATCCTGACATGAGTCTCTATGAGGCGATCAACGCTGTCAAAGAGGACACGTACGATCCGTCAGCGACCGACCCACTGGCAGACTTGTTTTAACGGAGAGATATGGCAGACACAGTTGAAACATCGCCCGCGAAGATCGAAACACTTGGAATCGCTGATCTGGAAAACTCCGAAGGTAATCCCAACAGGGATTTGACCAACGAGGATTTTAACAAAGACGGCGACATCCTGACCATCGGCGGCGACCTAGCACTCGTCGTGCAATCCGCTGTGGCTGCGAAGGCGTACATCTCAAACAGACAGTGGACATTGCTTTGGAGAGATGCTGACCTTCTGTACCAATCGCCGCGCCCAATGACCGTGTACGAAAACACGTACGTCCTTGAGCCCAACGTCCAGCGCTTTACCGTTGCGAAGGTGTGCAACGCGGTCGTACCTCAACTCCACAAGGGTCTCTTTTACGACGATCCTCCAATGATTCTTCGACCTACAGGTGGAACCAGCAATGACCCCGTCGCAGCTGGTAAGACCCAACAGATCGTGGACGCAAAGACTACACTGCTCTCATACATCCTGCGCGACTGTGAATTCAAAACCCAGACTAAATGGGGCTTGGAGCAGATGGCGCATCTCGGAACTGGTATTTGGAAGTGGGGATACGACTGGAAGACGATCCAGTACTACACTAGGACAGCCTCGGTCGTAAATCTTCCGGGCACCGACGGCACGCCAGACGACAGTGTCGTCACCGACGAACCACCCAATATCAAGGTTCGTGAGAAGATCGTTCCGCTGCCCGTATTCGAATTTCGTCCGCTCGACAAAGTTCTAGTTGACCCCCAGTTAAACGTCTCAGATATTCGCAAAGCCGCGTGGGTCATAGACGTTCGCTACATGGACTTCTACCAAATGAAGGAACTGCGCGATGCCGTCGTACAGGCATTGGCTGATGGCGAAAAGGGTGAAGCAATAAAAGGCTGGCGCTTTCCGGGGGAGGAAGACCTAAAGAAATTCTGGGCCACAGGAAAAGAACAGGCCCAACTACTGGAGACGGAACAAGCCTCTTACATCGAAGGTGTCGTTCACCACGCGGAGAAGGTCAACATCAGAGTAAGCCCTGACCCGCTGCGCCGCAAGCTTGAGATCATGGAGTATTGGGACAAAGATCGAAAGATCATGGTTCTCAATCAAAAGACCGTCATCTTTACAGGCAAGAACGAGTTCAAACAGGTACCGTTTCTTTCCGCCAACTGGTGGAACCGACCAAAGGCATTCTATGGCATGGGTCTCGGGCTGATCGTTGGGCAAAACCAACGTGTCGACCAAGGCACCATCAATGCCATTCTGAAAATCCTTTCGTTCGGCGTCAACCCGTTGTACCTACGCGACCGTGATGACAACGCCCCGACACAAATGATTCGGTCGGGCATTGGAAAAATTCTCACCGTCAAGGACACCGAAAAAGCATATCGTCTGATGGAAACTCCGAAAGTACCGTCAGATGTTTGGAGTGCACTCAAGGAATCGGAGCAGGCTACAGAGTCCTCGTCTGGTGCAGATCAGCAGTTAGTGCAGGGGTCTACCGCAGGTCCGCGTTCCTCAATGGGGCGAACGGCTGGCGGTGCAAACATTCTCGCGGGTGCGAGCGCAACACGTCTCGATGGCCCGCTGGACAACTTCATCGAACAGGTGTTCAAACCGTTCCTCAGCATCCTCGACATGTTGATCTTCAACATAATGTCGGACAAAGCCATACTTGCCGTTCTTGGAAAAGAGCGGGGGGAAGCGTATGCGAAGCACATTGACATGCAAGAGTTCCACGATGCTCAAATCGAGTACGAGGTTCTTGCAGGTTCTAGCTTGGCAGCTAAGCGTACGATGGCCCAGTCAATGGTCATGTTGACTCAGATTCTGGACAACCCACAGATACAAGAAAGTCTGGCGGACATCAACGAAGAGTACATTGACTTCAAGCCAATTATCAACATGTGGATGGAAGCGTCCGAATGGAAGAACGGACAGGACATCATCAAGCCTCTGACCGACGCCATGAAGAAAAAGCGTGCCGCCAGTTCGAAGGCCGCACAGATGCAGATGCAGACACAGGCTAAGGCACAAGGCGACCAACAGAAGTTCCAACAAAAACAACAATTAGCCGACCAAGAATCGGACAACCGAATCAAACGCGACATCATACGTGAGTCCGCAAGGGCAAACGGTATGAGCGAAGCGGTTGAAGGCACGCCTAGCCCTCAGGGGCTTGAAGGTCAACAGCCTACGGTTGAGTAATATGAGCGGGGCAGACACTTAACCTATTGTGCACTGCCCCCAAAATTTCGGAGGAGACATGCTCGATCCAGTGAAGTCACTTGAGATGGCAAACGTCATGGAGATGGACATCAAACTTGACGCCCGTCAAAAGCAAATACTTTCTGCATACATACAGCAGGAAGGTTGGGACATCATGCAGCTGTTGATGGTCCAAGTTGTGAAGGACTTCAACACGGCGCTCATGAATACGCCCGTCGACCAGCCCGAGTCCGTAGTTGCACTGCATTGTGTTGCAAAGGCCGCGGCCCAATTTTACACAGGGCTGATACAGAGGATTGTCGAAGAGTTCGATCTTGCACACTATAACGCTTCGAAACTCGGCACACCCGAGAATCCGGAAATGCCGAACGTTTCACCAGAGTTTCAATAATCTAGGAGGAGATTATGCCAATGAACAGTTCAGTTCGTAACCGTCTTAGTCGAATGGAGCCGGAAGTGATCGCGCCCACAGCTGCGCCCGTCGCACCCGGCGATAACACACTTGACGATCCGAGTGACCCGCGCATCACGTCCGCGGTTGCTCCCATAGTTGCGCATAGCGAGCCCATAGTTGCGCATAGCGATCAGGTAGTTGCGCCTACGGATGCATTGCCAGAGCTTCGATACGAGTACCAGCCGACAGATATTGCCGGTGCGAAGTTGGGTGGAAAACAAGTCATCGTCTATCATACGCCGGACGAGTTGGCGCAAAAACTCACAGCTCAAAATGTCGAACTCGTGCGCAAGTTGCGCGAGGTCACCCGCAAACAAACGCTGGGGATCGTGGACGATACGCCACTGCCCGACGACGCACAGCGCTTTGAGTCATTTGTTGAGTTTAAGCCGCGCGAGTTGTCCACCGAAGAGCGGTTCAATCTTTCGCAAGACTTGAACGATCCGTCGAAGTCGCTAGAAGCGATTGACACGATGTTCGAAGCCAGCGTCGGCATGAAGCCTGACGTACTGCGTCAAACACTGAACAACCAACAGTTGCTCATGTTGCAGTTGACGGCAAAGTCGAACTACGACATTTTCGAGAAACAGACACCGGAGTTTTATCCGTGTGCTGAAAACAAACAAGTACTGACAGCATGGATGTTCAAGAAGAAGCTAAATCCTACTGTCGCGATGTTCAACTTAGCTTTTTCAACGCTGAAGGGAGCCGGATTGCTCCTCGACAGCCCTATCGTGCGTGAGGTAACTCCCGCGCCCGTGCCGTCTGTACCCACAGTGGGTCCGACTGCACCCGCGCCGAGTACGGAACCAAAAGTATCGCCGGTTCCAGTTGCAACCGAGAGTCGGATTACTCCCGTCGAGCAGCCGCAAACAAAGCGCCAAGTAAGAGTCCCGTCCGGTCTGAATAGCAGCAATGCTTCAGACTCCACAACAAGTGGTGTGACAACTGACATTACTTTGGATGATATTGATAACATGCCTTCCGAAGAGTATAAGAAAAAACTTAGAAACCCGGCTTTTGCAAAGTTGGTGAACGACCTGCAACGTGCAGCGGACGCCAGAAAGCGTGCACCAGTATCAGCTTAACCTGAAGGATAGATTATGTCTTTCTCTCCTGCTGGAAACCAGCAATCCAACCTGCCTCAATCCACGGTGAAGTATTATGATAAACGGTTCCGTGAGAACCTGAAGGCGCAAACCCCGTTCGTCGCATGCGCAGAGCGCCTTGACCTGCCCATGAAGAGCGGTAACCAGTATATCTAAAACATTTTGTACTGGTTGTAAAAATAAATCTTGCTAAATCGGTGGACCCCTGCTATAGTAAATAGTAGACAATACCGAGGAAAGACCCCATGCCTACATAATATCCGAAAGGAGGCAAAATGTCAGATAAAGCGAAGTATGGCTACCTCGCAGGCATTCTAGATGGTGAAGGTTGCATCACAATCGGTGCTGGTCAAAAAGAGACCTGCATAAATTACAACTCAATCGTGATGGTACAAAGCACGAGTAAGAAGTTGATTGATTGGCTGCAAAGTAATTTTGGCGGAAGCGTATACCTGTCAAAGAAAGCGACAGCGAAAACGAAAGAAGCCTACATGTGGCGAGTGCTAAAGAAGAAGGATATAGAGATTCTTCTATTAGCAACGCTCCCTTACCTAGTTGTGAAACGGGAACAAGCAAAAATCTTGCTGAATTTCGTTAGACTCGCTCCTGAAGCGAACAACGAATTGCGTCGAGTTTATTGGCAACAGTTAAGAATTTTGAATTCTCGTGGGGTATCCCTAACGACTAATACGCAAGAGACTCCGCAGGGAGTCATGATAGAGTCTGAACTGCATGGTGACATGCAGAGCGACCTGATGGTGACATCAGGGACTTTCGAGTCTTAAACCCAAAACACATTAGAAATGTTCATGTACGTGCCGCTGGCTGCTAACACCAACCAGACGACCGAAGGAACTGTGGGCCCGTCCCTGTCCGTCAACGTCCTGAATACGACTGCCACTATCGGCGAGTACGCTGACTACGCGAACTTTTCGTCCCTGTCTCTCGCAACCGCGATTGACCAGACCGTCGAGAACGTTGCGAAAGAAATGTCGTATCGTCTTGGCGAGTCTCTGAGCGCATTGGTTCGCGCAACTGCTGACGGTGCATCCAGCATCGATGCCAGCGTGTTGGTGGAACTGGCTGCGACAACCACGGCGAGCTTCACCGCTCTGTCGCTGTCTCAGATTCGTAACAGCGTCCAGTCTATGGCTGGCCGTTCGATCCGTCCGTTCGACGAGGCTTCCAAGTCCTTTGTCGGCGTCATCCATCCGTTCGCCCTTGGCGACGTGACGGCTGACAACAGCAACGATTCGCCTATCGACATCCTGAAGCACACCCCTGTGGGTCTCGCCCGCATGGAAGAGCTGGTCAGCGTCGATCTGACGGAAGTCATTGAAATCCCGACCACGGGCGTTCATTTCTTCCAGTCTCCGTTGGTCACCAAGACCATCAACTACAGTGGCGTGACTGGCCTGACGGCCCTTCGCACCTACATCTTCGGTAAGGACGGTATCTTCGCCATTAACCTTGGAGCGCAGGGCGACACCACTTACGGAGACGGCGAGTGGCGCAACATCAAGTGCAACATCGTGCAGAACGCTGAGCCGACGGTTGCAGACCCTGAAGGGTTGATCCCCGGATATACTGAGTCTGTCCGGGTTACATCTGGTAAAGCGATGGCTGCTGTAGCCGGTCGCTAGTTGGGACATCCTATCGAGTTCATTTTACGACCTCGCTAGGACCAGATACCACGATTAACATACTGGTCGTGGGTAAATTCTCTCTGATTGTCTTGAACGCTGAGAAGCCAACAAGGGGCAAGCGAAAGCAGCCTGAACGACTAAGTGAGAGAACGCTTGTTACAAGCGATGCGATAGTCTGAACATACGGGAATTGAACCGTATGAGGTAGGCAGAAATGACCTATCCCGCCGAAAGGTGAGTAACAACATTGCAGAATGCGTCAGATCGACGCAGCGTCGGCAATCAGCTAATCACTGGTTGCACAAGTCCGTGGGCGGGTGCCTTAATCACCCGCCTTTGGCATCCCTATTAAGGAGGGAACATGAAAGCACTTCCAGAAGAAGTGAAAAGTAAAGTTTTAGAGTTGTTGCGTCTACGGAGAAGCCAACAGGAAATATCGAACCGAACAGGTGTTTGTATTGATACGATACAGGATTGGGCTGCCGGATGGCGAAAAGACGGTACGCTTGTGGAATATATACAAGCGGGCTCGGCATTCACTGCACGAGCACAGAAGATGTCTAACGGCTATTACAAGATTATCAGAAAACGATATAATGGAATGCGTTGGACGGACAAAGTAGCAGGACGAGAATTTGGTTTTTCTAATCCGACAGAAGTGATTCATTACTATCTGGACGATTCTGGAAATCCACGAACTTGTACTTATTGTGGTCGATTACCTGAAAAAGGAAAAGTTTGGGGGTTGGATCGAATTGATTCATCTCTTGGACATGTAAAAGGTAACCTCGTGCCTTGTTGCAGTTCACATCCTGAGAGTTCGATGTTGTCATGCCAAGCTAGCAAGTCAAAGTTTTCATTACGGGCTTGGATGGAAATGGCTATGACTAGGAACTTCGGGCACCAGATTCCGTCTCTGCTTGTGGACATGAGAATCACAGAAGTGTTGACGAGGGCTAAGGCCCTCGCAGAAGGGAAATAATCTATGTCCGGAAATCCGAATCCACAGCACAATCCGACTGATGGCCTGAACGTAGCGGCTTACGTCCAAGTGACCGGCACTAACATCACCAACCCCGCCAATGGCGGACTGACCGTCGCTACCGAAGCAACGCCTAATGACACTCGTGGTCTGAACGGCGAAGGCTACGGCGCGGTCGCATCGACCAATCACCCTGTCGCACAATATGCTCTGACACTGAGTTTGTCGGGCGCGACTTACGGCGGAACCGTTTACGCTGACACTTGCCAATTGACCACTGTCCTGAAGGACGTGGCTAACACGACCTATACTCCGGTTGGCTCGCCTGTCTACAAGTCGTACAACGACCCCGCAGCGGGCGCTCCCGCATGGTACCGACCGTCGGCATTCGCTGGCTATAACGGCAGCGTAGCATCGGTCAGTTCCACAGGCCTCATCACTGGTCTGGCTCTCGGCCAAGCGGTTATCGAAGTGCAGTTCCTGACTTTCGATTTCGCAAGTGCTGCGGCAGACCCGGAGCCCTCGCAGGCATCTGGCGATCCTGTGCAGATGATTTATGCACAGATTGTTGTCACGGTTGTAGCGTAACCCGAGTACAGGGGCGGTTATTTACCGCCCCACTCTGAAAGGAAAAACATATGTCAGATAATCCTACTACAGGGCTCGGCGTTGCAGCCGCAGTCGTATTGACAGGCACTGGCGTCCACCTCATTTCTCCCACAGTCGCGGGCACGCGCGGCAAATCCACACTGCTTGTCACCGTGACAGGTGGCACAAGTATAGGCTAAGAAACAGAGGGCAGGCGACCTGCAAGCAGAGTATCGCGCATCCTGCCCCTAATCTTTCGGAGGGAGATATGCTGAGTAAATGGGAAAGTCGATGGGCGTTTGTTCGTACCGTCGCAGCGGTCATCTCCGTCGTAATTCAGGTAACGGGCATCTTGTTGCTCGTGCATTACAACCATATTTTGTTGCTACACAAATAGTCAGAGGAGGCTATATGAACAAAGAGGAGGAGTTCCAACAGGCATTCGAACAAACTGTCCGTCAGGACATGCGATTCTACGACAAAGGCCAGATTGATTGGTTGAAGTTGTCTAAGACCGACGCACCATGTCATGTCATTCAGTTAGGCGTCATTGACAACACCAAGTACGTATCCCTTGAGGAGTATTGCGACTGGTTTAACACACAACCCACAGACGTAATTACGGTCGTTGCTGAGCGATTGGGACACATGTGCGCTTCGACGTATAATGCGCTGGTCGGGAATGCCATGCGTAAGTACGGTGTTGGTGTACACATAGTTGATCTCTTTGAGAATAACATCAAGGCCCACGTTTTGTACTATGACACGCCAAGTGTTGCCGACCCAGAATGCATAGCGTCGGGTTGGGCGGCTTACAGATTCAAGTTTGCAGCGGCGAGCGCCGTACGGTAAATAGTCAGAGGAGGCTATATGGAGGACAAGGATTTGGTCATCGCAGGGCTCATTGAGTCCAACGACATCCTGCAGCATGAGGTCACGAAGGTTCGTAATTCGAACCGAATTTTGAGAACGGTTGTTCGCGCTTTGCGAACAGCCAACGAAAGCCTGAGGCGCACGGTCGAGGTCGCTCAGCAGAACGACGAGATGTTCAAAGATTTATGTGAAGGGAAATTTGATGCCACGGTCAGTGGCGATGCAACACCGGGTGGATTACCCAAAGCATCGCACGAGGTGGAAGCGCTGGGTTAACACAGCGACGAAGCGTCGGAAGTGACTGCGGCTGATCCCCGCACGAGCGACCGATATACAGCATCATGATGTGCAATGACTCCCTCGGCGGAAGCGGTCCTTCGCCCTCGGCCAGCGGAGTCAGTGGAAACCGGAGGAGTCATGAGCACAGGGTTTGTGAGCAATCAGGATTATTTTGAACGGTGGGAAAATTCAGCACCCACACCCGTCCCAACGATAGCACAGCCGGTGCGGTCGAAAAAGACGTGGAACGAGTCGTTGGATGGTGAAAATGTCACCTCTGAACTTCAGGCCGAGATTGACGACTACGCAACGCGTGTCCATGACAGCACGAGCAATTTGAACAAAGAGGAGTTGGCACGCTGGCAGGAACAAAACGCAGCGCTTGCCAAAGAATATCAATGGGTCGAGCCGGGCGAGTACGCGGATGCGGGCGCAAGAGTCGGAACCATAATGCACTCTTCGGAGTTCATTGGCAAGCTGCGCAAAGCAGGCGTCAAGTGTTGGTATAAACCCCATCCAATGCCGAGGATGGTGACACTGATCATTCAGCGCGATAGCCTGCCGTCTGAGGTAGGTTGCTGGGTGCAGTTGGGCTTTATGCCCGAGTTGAGTGTCATGTCGTTCGACGAGCACGGAGTACCACTTGCGGAGAAATACCGCGGCTGGAGAACGTGTCTCTTGCAGTTGATTTTGAAGTCCGCATTGACAGAAGCACAGGCGGACGAAGTTTTTGGTAAGCCGAAACAAACACCAGCCTTCAGTCGGTACAACGAAACGCTGTATCAGTTCCGACGCGCAGGTGGGAGAATATAGGAGGACTCATGCAGACTAGAAATCAGGTCTCATTCGGTGTGTTTGTAAACAAGCAAAAATTTTATGTAGATGTTTCCTTGTGTTTTTACACATGGTGTTGGACATTTACTTTTGAAACTAGCGCGAGTCGGGCATACAAAAACGCGGAAGTCACCCGTCAGCGTGCATTACAACATTTCTTTCCGCCGACTGATCCAAAATCATGTCAGTCGTACGTTGATTTTTTGTCGGGAGAAAGTCCCGTAGCTTTGAAAGAAAACTAAGGAGGAGTCATGAGTATCGAAGGAAACACTGCAGTAACCGCCATTACGACCACAGTGCCGGAAACGACGAACGAACAGATCAAGCGCATTCAACTTGAGAACGTTCTGTTGGAACAGCAGAACTTGCGAGAAGAGTTGGAAGCCAAGGCGGCTGAGCGCGAGCGTCGGAATCTCGACATCAGGAAATTGAAGATTGAACTCGAAAAGGAAGCACTGGCGTCCAAACAACTCCAGTACGACCGTGAGTCTCAGGGTAAGGCATTTGCACAGGCGGACGCGACTGACCTGTATCGTTGGACCATTTGCACCCATAAAAAGGGTGGAACGGCAAGCCAGCGCGACATGCGCGTCATCTCGACAGGTGGCAACGGTAACCAGTATTCGGTCATCAAGCACCAAATGATTAACGGCGACATCTGGGTACGCTGCCTTCGCTGCGCTAAGACGTGGGCACCTCCGGTCGAAAAGAACTTCTACTTCCGCGACGGCAAGAACGTCTCCGTGAAGGATGGAAAGTTCGACAAGGAAAAGTTCGAAGCGGCGCGAGTGGAATACCTTCGTGCGTGTAACTTCGAAACAAACAACTCGATGTCAGGCTCAGTCCAATGTCGCTTCTCTACGTTCGACGTAGCGTCGGGCAAGATGGTGGACGCTGCCGACATTTACCGGGAGCGAATTGCTTCGACTAACCTGAGGTAAATCTATCAACCGTTGCGGCGCGGGGCTTGGCTCTCAAGAGCAATGCCGCTTCATTTTCTATTTAGGAGACCTATGGGGAACAGTTCGATTCAAATTCGCGCACTTGTGGACGATGCACTTACATTCGCAGAGATTGCGCCAGTACTGCCCAACGGTGGGTACTCCGACCAGCCCGCGCTGTCGATCACAAATGACACCATGACGGCAATGTTAGCAGGCACACCCGACGGGGAACCGTTCAACTGGAAGTGGAACCGCATTCTGGTTCCGCCATTTTATATCAACAGTTACCAGCAAGACTATTTCATCCCCGGACTTCTGAACCTCGGCTGGCTTGAAAGCTGCACCGCGGTCTATCAGAACATCACCACATTCCCCAAGATCATCGTTCCCATCGAAGTCAAGCGAGACGTTTTGGAAGTCAGCACGCAAATGAGCACCAGCAGAGTTTGTAAAATAAGCTGGATGCAGAATGACACGATGCAGTGTGGCATGTGGGGGCAAAGTCAGATCGACGGCCTGACTGGGTGTCCGAACCCCGGTCCCGGCGTTGTCTATACGAGCCCATCCGGACTTACAACTACCCCGAGAAACCCCATCACCTGCATCACGGACGCCTTCGGCAATTTGTGGGTTGTCACGACATACGGGGTATGCGGATCGACTAACCCATTTCTCACAAACCTAAACCCTGTGTTCCCAACACTTGCCAACCAGACTATTGTGGCGACGACTGCCACTGACGGCACTGTCGTGTGGACCGCAATCAATCCCAAGGGGCAAGGCTTCCGTATCAACCCCGCGCCAGCACAGACGGGGCCAATGTGGAGAATTCTGCCAGTAGGACAGGCGCGCGTTCCTCTCTTTACGAAGATGTCGCAATATATCGACCCTGTGCCCGACGACTACTACTCGTATTTCAAGCAAGGGTTTTTCGCACAATGCTTCCGTCGTTCGCCTGATGCAAAGGTGCGAGCGAAGTTCAAAGATGAATGGGCGATATGGTTGAAGTCCTGCGATAATGCTGTCCGTCAGGGCTCCCGCGAGCAAGACGACTGGGGATTCTACCCGACAGCGGCGGGCGTCATGGATACAGGATACGGCATTAACCCCGTCAACCCAGCTTACCCGTTCGGGGGCTGGGGCTATTGATAATTACGTCGAACAGAGGGTTTCAGCAAGTGCCGAAAGCGACGAAAATGAATGCTCTGTCTGGAAAGGAACCCCATGAACAAGATTCGACAGTTTCTTAGCAAAACATTCTTATACGTTCTGCTCGCACCGTGGGCAATTCTCGGCACTGGCATCGCGTCAAATCAGGCCGTGCTTATTGCGAATCATGACCGTTTCCCCGTGATGTTGAACGCCGTGAAGTTAGGCGACATGCTTGGGCAATCCGAACCGCTTGCAATCCCCACACCCCCGTTTGTGTCACCCGCACCCAAAGTAGCGTTGCCGGACGGCATGATTGACAATGTGCACTGTGTGATGACCGATGAGACGCACCTAAACTTTCTTGCAGATGTGTTCGACCTTGGCAGCATCTACAGCATCGGCGATTTCGCTATCATGATGGGTGAGTGGTTTAACACCTTCGCACCCTTCATTTGGGGCGCTCTGGTCATTCGCAAATTGACCGAAGAAAAAGAATCCGAGTAAAGGAACCTTATGGCACTTTCAACCGTCAAAATTTTGGATACCATCAACTGGTGCAAACGACTGAGCTTCGACAGAAACCCCGTCATTGGCAACAGCCTTGAGCCCGCACTTTCGAATGCCAACATGGTTCTGCAGACCGTGCTCGGCCCGCCCTTTTCTTGGTGGTGGAATAACGAAGAGCTATCGTTTACGTGCAACCCGACACCTGCATCGTCGACGATTACGAACATCGCTATCGACGCCAACGGCGTGCTGACGGTGACCGCCAACAACACGTTCTTCTACGGCAATCCTGTATTGCTCAAGGGGCTTACGACCGCGACGAATTTGAACGGACAGCTCGTCGTCGTACAGACCTACAGTCCGACGGGCTTCACAGCCCAAACCAACTTTGCTACGTACGCGTCGGCAGCGGACACGGGCACAGCAAGTGTCACAACGACACAGGATTACACACTGGCTGCTCCTGAGTTCTCGCACATTGAGCATTGTTCTGTACTTGATATAAACCCGTCCACACCGATCTGGATGGAGATGGAAGTCAAGAACAATTTGTCGCTTGATTCCAAAACTGACCGGCCCCGCTTCCTCAACCCTCACACAGAGGATGGTAACGGCAACATGACGTTCCGCGTCATGCCCGCCCCCGATGCGGCATACCCCGTAAGCATTCACGTCCAGAAAGCGGCCCCGCGAATCACGAGCATGAACCAAACGTGGGCACCCATCCCGGACTTCATGCAGTACGTCGTCAATTGGGGCTTTCTCGCGCTCATATGGGCGTTTGCGGATGACCCGCGATTTCAAGTCGCCAACCAGAAGTTCCTTGCGGGATTGCTCGCGCGCGCTGAGGGCATCAGTGAAGAAGATCGTAACGTGTTTCTCAACAACTGGAACAACCTGACATCAGGCCAGAACATGGACATGCAGCAAGGCAAACAAGCAAGAGGCCAATAATGGCTAAGATACTCATCACAGGTGGCAACTTTCAGGACGCAGCGGGTAAGCCTATAGCGGGCGGCAAAGTGACCTTTAAGCTCAACACCGATGCGACCGCGGGCGATTGTCAACTCTCCGCGAACAGGATAGTTTCGTTCGACTTGGATGATAATGGAGACTTGTCTGGGTATATCTGGTCGAACGACCAGATGACTCCTGATACCGTCTATATAGCCAAGTGCTATACGGCGCTCGGCCAGTTGGTTTGGGAATCACAATTCTACATCACGGCCCCGAGTTGGACAGTCGAAGAGGTATAAAATGGCAGTAGCAAAGGTCGAACTAACAGGTGGCAATTTTCAAGATGCCGAAGGTAATGTACTTGCCCTTGGATACCTCAAGATGCGGCTAAGTCAAGATTCAGAGGTCAATGACTCCATGATCGCTTCTGGAGTTGAGATTACCATAAACCTTGACGCCAGCGGTAACGCGGTCGCAGGTCAATACGTTTGGGGCAACGATGTTCTTCTCCCTATCAACAGTTACTACACCGTGACGGGATACACCGCACAAGGCCAGCCTGCTTGGGGGCCGAACAATCAACAAATAGTAGGTACTGGCACGTTCGATCTCGGATCATGGATTCCTAATCAGGTCATCAGTTGGGTACCGTCGGTGCAGGCAGGAACTGCTGTACAGGTCAATGGCACTGCGCTTAGTTCGCCGTCTGTGGCAAATTTTGAAAACACGAGCACCGTGACTTTCACCGATGCGGGCGCAGGTGTGATTGAGGCTACCGCTTCTGCTCCTACCCCGAATTGTCTTCCTCAACCTGATGCGGCACGATTCGCGATGTGGGAAGCATCGTTGACCGCCAATTACTACATGATTCAGATAGGTGACGCCGTTACCGTCGGTGATATAGGAACCCCCTATCAGGCGAATCCCGCTTCTGCGATTGCGGGTGTTTCTTACCAGATGACGGGTGGTAATTACTATGGGTGGTTCTGGATTTGGCCTACTCGTACAATCAATTTCAAATGCTGTGCTACACTTGTTACTCCGGGCAATAAACGAGCCTGTTGGGGCGTAAGTACTTGTGATTATAGCACGGCTGACCCGTCTGCTATTGGTGATGGAGTGTACCTGACGTATGACCCGACTCTACCCAACTGGCAGCTGATGACGACCATAGGTGGTTCGTCTACTGAGGTTGATTCGGGTGTAAATGCATCAACTAGCGCTCGTATCAACGCAAAAATTACGGTGACGGGCGGCGTTGCAACCCTGTATATCAATGGGGCTGCGTGTTGTCATAGCACCAGCCTGCCGACTATACATCCGCTTGGATTGAACTGGTGGATTGGTGGTAGCGGAACCACAATCGCAGCAGTAGAGTACATGTACGCCGATAACGCGAGTGTGTAAGGAGTTCTATGTCACAGATTCAAGGCGCAGGTGGTCAACCGCAAAAAAGCCCGAAGTACGCCCCTATTTACACCGGGAGAATCTTCAACGGACTGGTCACCAACCGTTCGCCGCTTCGTGGCACGCTGAACAGTTTGTATGAACAATTCTACAAACTCAGTTACGGCGACGTAATGATAGCAGGCTCCAACGTCGAGGTCTCCAACCGGCTGACGCTCATTCGGCGTCCGGGTAGTCCTACGTTCGACACCAACAGTTGGACAGATGTCCTTGCGTTCGACGATTTCATTGTCAACAAAGCCACAGCTGACGCGTTCGGAACGACTCTCGAAGAAATTTTCACGATGATTGCGGAGCCCGGCTCCCTGTATGCGACTCTCGCAGGTGTCAAGCAGTTCGTGTTCGGTGACGCCGCAGCGACAGGCCAGACATACATGCAGGCCGTCGGCAATGAGTTGTATTTTTCTAACGGAACGGACAACAAGAAATGGCTCCAATCTTTGATCTCGTGGGCTCCAAGTTTTGAATTTCAAGGAGTGGACGGCAGCTCGGGCGCATACCCGTTCTTCAGCACGTACATGCTGACGGGTGCGATTTCCGCGACTACAAATACCCAGAATATTCAACAGCTCATTGCCATCGCCGCCGCCAACATCACAGAGGTCACGGTCGCTGATGGCTTACTGACACTGACATGTAACAGCACAGGACTGCCCAACACCACAGGCATATCCTACCCGCTTGATGCGAACGCCATCGGCGCTTCGTTCCAACTGTGGGGGCTTGACACGGCGACGTGGTTAAACGGGGTTGTCATTACAGCGTTGGAAGCAATCACGCTCAGCGACACAAGCTTTACCGTCACTGCGAACATTGAGGTACCTACCGCGCATATGACCTATGCGGCAACCGTCGACACAGGATATTTGACCCAGATCGGATCGACACCTGTCATCGCAAAGACAGGCGCGACTGTGCCCGCGTGGGCTGCGTACGTCCCGAATACGAGCAATAACTGGGGCGCGACCTCGCCGACAGGCAACATCATTCTTGACGGAAACGTCATCTGGGTCAATCGTGGTTCTACTGTAGAGAATTGGGCCATCGCTGCGCCCACAACCGCGGTGACTACGACGGAGGCTAATTCTACCTTCACCAAGTGGCAACCTAACACATACTATGCCATCTCTGGACTCATTCAGAACGCTGGCACATGGTATCAGGTCACGACGCCCGGAACAACTGGGGCGACCTTCGGCACAGGCACTGCTACATTTACGGCACTGACAACACAGCCCGGAACATGGGCAGCACACACGCTCTACAATGACGGCGAATACGCGGGCGCTTACCCGTGGACTCCCGGCACTGTCACCATCAACGACGTTGTGTACCAAGTCGGTACGTTCATTCCGAACAATTACGACTATGCGCCAGATTCACTCGTCATTGCGAACGCTGGGGGCGTGCCCTGCGTATTCCAAGCCCAACGAAACATCGGGCAATTATCTGGACCGACTAGCATTCCTATCTCCGCAACTTTCGGTGGAGCACTGAGCGGACAAACTGCTCCGTACTTCTCAGGAGCAGACCTCACGACCCCATACATCGGATGGTCGGCAGCATTTTTCGATCACTGTGGATACAATTCAGGCGCGACCGGCAACTTCATTGACGTGGTATATGGCGGCTCAGTCGGCAATCCTGTTGACAAAACATCGCACACCGCTGTCGCTCCTGATGCTGTTGCACATGGTTTGACTTCGTTGATGTGGAACTATTACGGCAGCGAATCAAGTCCGATGCAGTTGTACAATGTGTCGACCGCAGGCGAAATGAGTGCGAGCGCGGACAGCACACCGTTTACACCAAGTGGTCCGAATTTCGAATTTCTACAATGGGGAAAGATCAGAATCCCCGTGGGCGGCATATCCGTTGTCTTTACTATCAAGGCTAGCGATGCCGCATGGTTTGGCGTCGAAACAGCCGCAGGCGCGACATACACTGCAGGCACGACCGGCACAGATGAAAGCGTTCCTGCAAGCACTGCTCCTCCCCCGACTGGTGTTGGTTGGGGCACGCAAACGGTCACCCCGTGGAACGGCTATCCGATCCTCGGTGGCTGGAATGGCGCGAACAACGACCAAATAATGCAGATCACCATTGCGTTTCCTACTGCTGGAGTTTTCGGCATAGAGTTCTGCTATGGTAAGAACTCTGGTGGCGGAAGTTTCGACCATGTATCTTTCATGGTCGGTGCGAACGGCGCGCTGATCGTTCCCGAAGCCGCTACAGCACAGCCGTGGTTTGAGAGCGCATCAACCAGTCCTGCATTTGCATCTACAGGATTCACTACAGCACCTGCGGCAACCAACAACTTCCCTATCGCGCCTGAGATCACGAACAATGCGGTAGGCAGTTTCCTAAACTTCAGCAATGGCGCATTCCAAGGCACAGAGTTGATATGGGCGAATCTTGGTCCGGTCACCTCATTTGCATGGGAGGCGGGCATCAACGTCACAACCGCCGAAACGGCTGTAGTTGAACTTACGGACGAGTATTTCGCATATGAAAGCGGAATTTCGGGACTGACCGCACCGACATGGCAGAGTGGACTTTACTCCATCACACCTGACGTGCAACCGCTGAATTGGATCAATGAAGGGCCGCTTCCACCGATTACGCCCGTGGCTGGTGCAATTCTAGCGACCACCGATCAGGGTTGGCTGTACTGGATCGCATTGGTCAACACATTGGACAACACGGTTTCCAACCTCAGTCCTGTAAGTCTAGGCACAGGTCCGGTCAATGGAAACCCTGTCATTCTGCCGGGTTCAGGCATCAACCTAAGTACGCTTGACCCTCAGGTGGACTATGTCGCCATATTCCGTACAACGGATGGCGGCGCTACTCCACTGCTCGTTTCGGGCCTTGGGAACTCGTACTGGACGCTGCCACTGACAACCTATTTGCAAGATGGATTTACTGACTCGACCGCTGACGTAGATTTGGATGAACTGATTCAGGGTGCAGATGCGGGAGAAAATACCCCGCCAACACCCGGCGCAGTCAACGTCTCTTATCACCTCGGCAGACTGTGGTACAGTGTCGGCACCATCGTCTATTACACCTCAGGTGCGAACGCTCCGTCCGGAAACGGCAACGGAACCAGTCCGCTCAACTTTGATGTACTGCCCTCGCGCGTTGTGCGCCTCGTGCCTACCGCAATTGGCATGTTGGTGTTTACGATCTCGGACATCTACATCATTGCAGGCAATGGAACGGCAAACAACCCTATCCTTCCCGCCATCCCGTACCTCACAGGTGTGGGCCTCGCGAATTACAACGCATTGGACATAAACGGGTCGATCATTGGGTTCTTCACGACTGACAAGCAATTCCTGATATTCGATCCAAGTGCAGGTTTGAGTTACGCGGGTAGCCCCATCGGCGACCAGTTCCGGTTGAATAATGGAAAGCCCGGCCAGTCTTGGAACACCGCGGACGTGTATGTAACATGGTACACCTTCGGTGAAGATCAAGGTTGGTTTGTAGGCGACGGCCAGTTTGGTTGGTACAAACTGATCGCAACACCGTCTCCCGAAATTGGTAACTGTTGGAGCCCGTTCGCTACAGTCGCGGGCGGCATTTCGGCAATGCAGTCGGTTCAAACATCGCCGGGTGTGCACTCACTACTTATCGGGCCACTAGGTACCGGCCCCATTCTCGCACGAGACTTGGACGCAACAACTGACGGGGGCACGACAGGCGCAAACGGAAACCCATACCCTGCATACGCGGTGTTTGGTTCGTACGTCTTCGCACTCCCCGGACAGGTGGCAAAGATTGCGTTCATCACAACTACCTCCGTACGTACAGGTTCACCACTTATCATCGGCTTGTTGATTGACGAAGCCTTGCCTTA